TTCGTCGTATTGTATTCCTGGTGTCTTGGCAGTATAAAAGAAGGTATAATAGTTACCTGCCGTGGGAATCTTAGAACCCTCGGATAAAACTCCTATCAAATTTTCCATAATGTCATCGGGAGTTTCTACCCCGACAAGATCATCAATCACACCACGCACACGATTCTCCTGATCATCTGTTGGACGTGAGAATGTCATTTGATACCTAACTCATTTTCTGTAAGAACCTTAAACTCATAACCACGATCTAAACACCACTCTTTAGCAGCACCCCACTTTGCCTGATTTTTGGCATATTCCATAACTTCGTAGACGTAACCTTTGGTCTTTTTTGTTTTGACCTTTGGTTCTATACACTGCCTGTATGGTTTGATCTCAATGATCATCTTTTTGATCTTACCATTCGATTCCTTGACCTTAATATAAAAGTCTGGAAAGTATCTATGGTATCTGTTATCAATGGGTGAACGATATGGAACGATAACTTCTTCACTACCCCATTCTAAAATATTTTCGTTCTTATCACAATAGACCATAAACTTGCGTTCCCAGAGAGAACGGTATACAATGTTTGTAGGGTCACCCTTATATTTTTTAGGATAAGATGGTTGATATTTTCCCTTATATGACATCTAAATAACTAATAATAAAGCAGTCCATAGGTATTTAGAGTGGGTATTCCGAGAATAAGAAGTATACGACCATCAAAGTCTAAAGACTTATTCGGTAATTTATCACAAACCAATCAATATCAGGTTTCGTTCACACTTCCAGGTGCAGTAGAGAGTCACGCAGAAAGAAAATTTGGTGTTACTGGTCCAAACAAGTTTCTTACTGATGCAGGAGGTCTTTTATGTGCAGACGCATCATTGCCTGGCAGTAACTTAGCAACCGTGCAGGTGAATGATAATTTTATGGGTATTTCGCAAGAGTTTGTACATTCGAGAGTATATGCAGATTTAAATTTGACATTCTATGTGGATAATGATTATACAAATTTAAGAATTTTTGAGGCATGGATTGATTATATTGCAAGTGGAAGTGAAGTTCTTGGTCCTATAGGTGATGGTATGAACGAACTTTCTTTAAATTATTATAGGAGAATGAACTATCCTGAGAAGTATAAAGCTCAAACAATGTATATTACCAAATTTGAAAAAAACGTCAATAAAGGCAATAGACTTGATTATCTTTTTGTAAATGCTTTCCCTAAAATTATTAATGCAACTCCTATTTCTTATGGTGGTGCAGATATTTTGAAGGTTGGTGTTCAATTTAATTATGACCGTTATATTGTAAATCCTCAAGGATCTATAAGTAAAGGATCTGCACCTAATAATGATTCATTTCTTCAATCTTTAGACGCAGCTAGAGAAGAAAGAGAAGCACGGAGAGCACCTAGTGCAGAATTACAAGAACGAAGTGAGGCAGCTGCAGCAGCGGCATCACCTGTACAACCTGCACAACCTGCACAACCTGTACAACCTGCACCAGTAACAAAACCGAAACCATCATTGCAAGAACTGTATAAATCTGGAGAACTTACTTAAGGTTCAAATAACCCTCTAAATAATCACATATGAGTTGTATCAATTAGTATGCCTTTACCAAAAATTAATACACCAACGTATGACTTGACGTTGCCTTCGACAGGAAAAAAGATTAAATATAGACCTTTTCTTGTACGAGAAGAAAAGATTTTGATTATGGCAATGGAATCTGAAAATATGTCAGAAATTACCAATGCCATTGTTCAAATCCTATCAGATTGTATTCTTTCAAAAGATGTGAAAGTAGAATCTCTTGCAACTTTTGATATTGAATATTTGTTCCTGAATGTTCGTGCAAAGTCTGTTGGTGAAACCGTTGATGTGAATATCACTTGTCCTGATGATGGTGAAACAGAAGTAGAAATGTCGATTGATATTGATACTATTAAAATTCAGAAGACCAGAGGTCATAAGAATATTATTAAACTTGATGATGAACTTTCGATGAAACTTCGTTATCCCTCACTGGAACAGTTTGTCGAAAATAATTTTGAAACTGCAGAAGGAACAAGTGAAGTTGGTCAATCACTTTCAATGATTACATCCTGTGTTGATATGATTTACAATGCAGAAGAAAGTTGGGAGGCATCTGACTACTCCAAAAAAGAACTTGATGAGTTCATTGAACAACTTAACACCAAGCAATTTAAGCAAATAGAGAAGTTTTTCACTACGATGCCAAAACTCTCTCATAAAATTGCAGTGAAGAATCCAAATACTGGAGTTGAATCAGAAGTAGTTCTTGAGGGATTAGCAAGTTTTTTCAGTTGAGTATGGCTCATACGAGTCTTGAGTCATACTACAAGATCAATTTTGCCTTGCTACAGCATCATAAATATTCATTAACAGAGTTAGAAAATATGATTCCGTGGGAGAGAGAAATTTATTTAATCTTACTCCAACAATATATTGAAGAAGAAAACTTAAAGGCACAACAGCAAAGTGGAATCTAAATTTTTTACTTTACCATCAACTCCTAAACTGAAGAAGAGTAATTTTTCATCTTCTTTAATTTCTGGTGCCACAAAATTTTCCTCGAAGATAAACACATCTAGAATTAGAATATCAAGACCTGCACTAGCAAGAAGAATAAATCCTGAAGCATTAGAAAGAAAAACAAACCCTGAGGCAATAACACCACAGCAGTCGTCGATAGAAAATACATTAGTAGAAACAAATAAGATTCTTGTAGAAATACAAAAACAACTTGCTCTTGATTTTGCAATGAGAGCAAGAGAAGAGAAAGAAGAACGAGATACTATTAGAAGAGGTGAATCCAGAAAAAAATTAAAAGCAGAAGAAAGTTTATTAGAAAAATCTGCAAGGAAACTAGGTAAAGGAATTAAGAAAACCACGGACAAGATCATATCACCAATCAAAAATGTTTTTGATCAAATATTGAATTTCTTGACATTAGTTGGTGCTGGTATTGCAGCCAATGCAGCATTCGAATGGTTAAAGGATCCGGAGAATAGAAAACAACTCGATGAATGGTTTGGTTGGGTTGCCGATAATTGGCAGTGGGTTGCAGGAATTACGGCAGGTGTTTTATTATTAGAACCTATATTATCACTTGTTGGTGCAATTGGTGGTGCAATAACAATTATTAGATCTGGTTTTGATATTTTTAATCTTATAAGAAAAAGATTATTTGGTGGAGCAAAACCATCACCTGGAGGAAGACCTCTTGCAGGTGGAAAACCTACTGTTGGTGATCCTGGAAAGGCTACAGGGCAAAGGGGAGGATTTAGAGATCCTGGAAGATATAGACAACCAGGACAAACTCGTGCTGGTAGTAGTTTTCAATTAGAACAAGCACAAAAAGCATTAAGACAAGGTGGTGGAAATATAACTCCTAAAGGAAATATATTTTCGAAATTTTTAAACAGGGCAAAAAATGCTAAGGTAACACCTGGTAGTGCACAGTCAATGCTACTCACATATGCGGCCAGTCTACTTTTGGGAGAAGTTGCCGATAAGGCAATGAATTTTATGAGTGATAAATTTATGGAAGGACAAGTTAATGCATTTAATTCTGCAAGTCCAGATAAACAAGCAAGAATAATACAAAATATGCAAAATAGAATCAAAATAGAAACGGAATATCAAGATTCGGTTGCGGGTAAATTGGATAAGTATGTATTAACACTGGGTGGATTTTTGGGACCAACTAACAGTGAGATTCAAAAACAACGATATGAAGAATTTTTAACAAGAGTTGGAGTAGAACCAAGAGAAAGGGGTGGTCCTATAACAGCAGGAAAACCTTACCTCGTAGGAGAGGGTGGACCAGAACTTGTCGTTCCAAAAATTAGTGGAACAGTAATAAACAATATGAAAACTGAAAAAATCTACCAAATGATTTCTTCTGATATTGGTGAGGGTAAGATTAATATGATGGAATTACCACCAATTACAAATCAATTACCACTACCAGAGATTCCAGTTCCTAGTGGACCTGCGTCTGAAGTTCCTGATATTTCTAGTATAAACATTGCAGATCCATATCGTATATTATCTCCATCATTATATGGTATAACGGTGTAGTAAGATGAAAGTAGATAATCAGGTAAAACAATTAAAGTTAAACGTTACCAATATTCATAGTTTTTTAGTATCAAAAAATAAAGAGCAGAGAAAATTAAAATCAGAAAAAAGAAGACTTACAATAAGAAAAGTAGAAAAGCAAAAGTTGAATAAAGAAGAAAAAACATTAGAATCTCCAGTAGGAAAATCATTAGATAACATAAAAGATTCGGTTGCAGTTGCACCGGGAATGAATTTACTCGATAGGTTAATTGGATTTGGTTCTTTAATACTTGCCGGAATATTAGTTAATGCTTTACCAGGAATAATTAAAGAGGTGCAAGATTTTATTGATAATTTGGTTAGTTTTGTCACACCAATCTACTCTGGATTTTTACTTTTAAAAGCAGTAATAGATGGACAACCACTTGATGATCCAGAATTGAGTCCCGAGAAAAAAAGAATGAGTGATCAAGTGAAAAAACTTGATAAAGAAATTGAAAAAGTAAAGAAAAATCTTGGACCTCTTGGAATTATTACTCAACCATTTGACGATCTTGTTGATGCCGTCTTTAAATATTTTCGTGGAGATAAAATTGTATTAGCAACTAAAACTGAAATTGATGAAGAAACTGGAGAGAAAAAAATAATTGAAGGATTTAAAGATTTAGAAACTGACACTTTTATACCGAGAAGGTTTACTGATGCAGAGAGAATAGAGTATAATACAGCAAGACAGAGAAATGCGGATCAAACTGATAAGACTCGTCAAAATGACGATACCACCGGAAGGTCTTACCCATCAGGTGCCTACATTGGACCAACTGGTGATAGGGATGGACAACAAACTGGACTCAATATGAATCTTCCGGGTGGTATTGGAACACCAATTTACGCTCCATTCGATCTGATCTATAGATCAGTGGGAACTGATGGTAAAGAGTCTGTTGGATTGGATGGAACAAAAGATGCATTAGGTCCTTCTGGTAAAGGTTTTGGATATTATGGTGCTTATCGATATGAAAAAAATGGAAAAGAATATGAAGTATTAATGGGACACTTTAGAGATCTTCCATTCAAAGGCACGACAGAAGGACAAGTAATTCCAAAAGGTACATTGTTGGGATATCAGGGTGCATCTGGTAGATCCGTTCCTGGACCTGGAAATCCCGATCCCGTATATCCTCACATCACCCTCCATGTTAACGGTATTGGATTTACAGCAAAAAATTCGGAATTGACATCTTTTGCCGATAAATTATTGGAATCATCATCAACCACAAAAATAAAACCACCTGGAGAGGGTGGAAGATTACAACAAATAAGGACAATAAGTCAGAGAGATCCAAGAAAAAGAGGTGGATCTACAGTCATAGCTCTTCAAAGGGTAAATACTATACAGACAGTTCCTTATATGATGCCTATTCCTACTAAATCCAGATCTTTCTCATCATCCGTAGCACAACTTTCATCAATATGGAGCGAATAAAATAAATGGCAAGTTCAGCAGAGGCAGCAAAATATCAGTTATTCACCATAACTAAAAATGGAAAGGTCATTCAACTTCAATCGAAAGTTGTAAGTTTTGACTACTACGAGAGTTTACTTTCTCCAAATATTACTGCAACCTTGACATATGTCGATACTGGAGTGGTAGAGAAAGGTCAACAAGATGTTAGATATGATAAAAAATATGATTCTCAAGAAAGAGTGGGAACCATTTATAATGCACTGCCAATAACTGGCACAGGAGATGAAGAGATAAAATTTAAAATTACCTCTGGTCTTGGAACACTGGACTTTTCAAAAACTCCACTATATGTTAGTGGTTCATCAAATCCAGACCAAGAGTCTAATAGAGAAACTGTGGTTTTGAATTTAGTTTCTAAATCTGCAATAACAAATCAACAGACACATGTTAAAAAGAATTATTTTAATTCTTCTACAAATACACAATCAGTCAAAAATATTGCAAAAAATATTTTAAAACTGGATAAAATAATTACTGATGAATCATCAAATAGATATCCATTTATTGGTAATATGAAATCGCCTTTTGAAGTTTTAATAATGTTAGCTTCAAAATCTGCATATGGTGATGGTAAACCTGGGTTTTTCTTTTATGAAACAAAAGATGGACACAACTTTAGAGCAATTGATAGATTGATATCTCAGACACCGGTCAATGATAAAAATCCTTATTTTAAGGTAGAAGTGAATCGTTCTTCTGTAAATGAAGATACTAGTTTCAAAATATCTTCATTTAGTGTGAATAAAAATCAAAACTTAATTAATGCACTTAAATCTGGCGTCTATTCTAGTCGTGGAGTATTTTTCAATCCTAAAACGTTTAAGGAAGAAGAAAGAGTTTTTTCCTTGGGTGAATTACCACAATCATTAGGAAAAAAACAACCACCCACTCCAGAAGTTGCACCTACTGATGATGATTATGCGAGAGTTATGTACAGTATTTTGGATGTGGGAGCACTTTCTTCAAGCACTGAATCAAAGGGTGAAGCAAATCCAAAAGATTGGCAACAAGAAGTTCAAATGAGATATAATTTATTATTCACTCAAGTTATAAAGATTCAAGTTCCTTGTAATCCAAATTTAAAAGCAGGTGATGTGATAAGATGTGACTTAGAAATTATTAGTCCAGATCAAAAAGTTCAGGGATTTAGTGACCCAGTTGAGAGTGGAAAATATTTAATTATGGATTTGTGCCATCATTATGATTCTTTAAGATCTTTCACATCCATGACTCTTGTTCGAGATACTTATGGAAAATATGGAGGAAATCAATAATGTCAAATAATATTGGATATTCTATTAATGGAACTAAATGGTTCATTGGTCAAGTACCGGATAATTCGAATGAATATGTAAGTGATGGTGAGTTTGAGAATCATCATGGAGATCGAGTAAAAGTCAGAATACCTGGAATGCATCCAACATCCAGCAATGATGCAACCCTTTTGCAAAATAAAGATCTTCCTTGGGCAATTGTTGCAAAACCAACCACACATGGAAATCGTAATGTACAATCAACGGGAATTTGGGGTGGAGAATGGGTCATTGGATTTTTTATGGATGATGATTGTCAGATACCTGTGATTACACATGTTCTTACAAATAATGGAAATGATTATGAAATACGAGAATCTACGAATGGAACTACGCTAGGAAAAAGGTTAGATGTTTATAATACTGGTAGAAGTCCTGGTAATCTTGTTACCGGTGCACCCAAACCATCCAAACCTGCGGTGGTAGATGTGAAAAAACTCTCTAAATAATCAGAATAGGAGGTAATTTTTAGTGATAGAATCGAACGCTCCACAAACAACAAAACCACAGAATAGTGATAATACTCCAAATAATGAGAAGTTAAGGTATTCTGCAGCTTTAAATAAAGCAATTAGTGATGGCAAAGAAAAAATTGCTTTGCCCGATCCTTGTGGAACGACGACTGTTAATAAAATTCATATCGCTCTAGCTAATTTTTTCACGGCACTTAAAGGAATAAAACAATACGCAAACGTTTATATTACTCCAACAATCAATGCGGTTTCAAATATCACAAGTATAATCAGTCAAACTGCAAGTATTATTGGTGCTGTTCTGAAGAGTTTAATGAACAGACTGAGAGATTTTTTGATAGACAAAATCAGAAAAGGAATTGAAGCCCTTATTGAGATGCTCCTGCCAACGGTAGCAAGAAATATTAAGAATACTATTATTCAAACAATCGTAGATAATATCTTCTGTGCATTTAAAGATATTGTCGGTGGACTTGTAGATTTGGTATTGGACTTCTTAAATGAATTAGTAGGTAAAGTTGTTAATGCACCTTTCTGTGCAGCACAGCAATTTACAAATGCACTGATTAATAATATTGCAGCAATAGTTGACAAGGCAGTTGGTCCACTCCTGGATCAAATTAATGATGTTCTTGGTGGTATTACAAAAATTGTTGGAAGTGTATTCCAGGCACTTGATTATATCCTTGGTTTTGAGGCATTCTTATGTGCAAAACCAAATTGCCCAGAAATTAAAGAGTTTAAGGCGAGTGCTTGGGGCGGACCAAACCAAGCAGAGATTGATGCATTCAATAAATTCTTAGCACCTGCTGCTAATGCATCTGCTGAAGGTATCATTGGTAGTGTTGATAAGTGGGCTGAGAATTTAGAAATCTTCAAAGGAGAGGACAAAACTTTTGGGAGTGGTAGGTTAGGAGATTCTCCACAATTACAATTACCATGTGATACATCAGCATTCAGATGTGGTGCTCCCAAAATCACATTCTTTGGTGGAGGTGGTGCTGGTGCGGTTGGAGAGGCAATTGTTGATAATGTCGGAAGAACAATTGGTGTTGATTTAGTATTTGGTGGATCAAACTATAGCAGACCACCATTCGTATCTTTTGAAGATAGTTGTGAAGATACATTTACATCTGGTTATGCTATAATTGATGATGGTGGACAAGTTACTGATGTTGTTATAACTTCTGGGGGCATAAGTCCACCTTCAGATGGAAGAAATGAATTTGGTGATGATGATGGAACCGTAGGCATTCTTCCTATCGATGATGATGAAGGAACCGTAGGTATTCTTCCTATCGATGGTGGCACGGGTGATGATAGACCTGGTAATGATTATATTGTTTGTTTAGTTGGATTTAGAGTTCTTAATACAGGAATTGGATATACCGAAGAGGATAGTATTACTCTTACACCAGATGTTCCAAACTTGAACGCAAGTGTTAGTATGACTGAATTTGGACAAATATTTGATGTTCAAATAAATGAACCAGTTTGTGGTTTAATTACTATTCCAGAGGTCATAATAAATAGTCCAACAGGAAACAGTGCTGTGATTGAACCAATTGTATCATTTACAAGAATAGAAGACTTTGATGATGCATCTGGAGATCCAGATATCATTATAAATGTTGGTGATAATCCAATTAATACTTTGAGAGGAAGAACTGTTCTTACAGAGAACCTTGAAAATCAAGGTTTATTCAGTAGAAATGTTGTTCGTGTTGTGGATTGTGTAAGTTAAAATGGCAAAAATACCAGATCAAGTAATATACAGAAACGAATGGGGTGTCCTTCAATTGGGTCCTGTTGGTGAAAAGGATAAAGTTGGTGAAGATGCATCAACTAATCTTTTTAATGCTTTAAAAAATGGATATACAGAAATTCAGACTCTCACTGGAAACAAAGAGGAACGAGTTCCTGGATCATCCCATGAAATTTGTGGTTCGGCACTGAATCAAGATCCTTCCTTTATTGGACCATCTGAAAACATTGCTAAATCAATTGTATGCAAGAACGGTGATTTGGTTCTTGCAGCACCAGATGGCAACGTAAAGATTATCGCAAAAAACATTTATGTCGAAACCATTGGTTCTGATAGTGATGGATCAATCCTAATTAAGGCAAATGATCACATCACAATGAGAGCAGAAGAACAACTTAATCTTGCCGGTGGTAAGGTTTGTGTAACTGCTGCCGATAGTATAACTCTCAATGCAAAAGGTTATTTGAGACTTTTGTATGCTGATATCATACAAGGTTCACCACTAAGTGGATTGCTGGGAGCATTTTTACCGGGACCAGTTGCCAGTTTAATTACAGATATTGCGGAGACTTGTAAGTAATGTCATTTCAAAAATTAGAAACAGGAACTTTAGATGTTTTTAATCCAATACTGGGAGGTGCATTAAATATCCCTTCTGGTTTCTGGGAACCTGGATCACTTTCAGCATATAAGGGACACTTTGGCACTGGTGCGGTAACAATTCCATTTTCTGCCGCACTTGTGGTAGGACCATCATTAACTTCGCCATTGAGTCTTAATTCTATTGGTCTTGATGTTCATACTGGTGTTTGGAATACATTTGGAGTTGATGTAAAATTTGGAACCGATGTCTCACTTGGAGCATTGAAAGTTGCATATAATGCCATCGAATCCTCATTAACTGGACTCAAGTCTGAAGTTACACCACAGAATACTGAAACTTCACCAGTTATTACTAATAATTCTGCGGTAGCATTACATAATAGTCCATTTGGAAATCTAAATGGATTTTGGATGTACAATGGATCGTTTATTTCTACTGGTCCGCACACTTCTGACGTGAGATTGAAGAAGAATATAGAACCATTAACAAATGGTTTGGATAAGATTATGAAACTAAACCCAGTAACTTTTGACTGGAATGAAGAAATTGTCCCAGATCTTGCTGAAAAATATCCACATATGGTTGGATTAATCGCACAAGAGGTTGAGGAAGTTGTGCCAGAAGTCGTTTATAAAACGAGAGTAAATACTGTTAAAGATGGCAAAGAAAAAGGACGAGTTTATAAAAGAGTCCTTTATGAAAACTTAGTTGCCCATCTTATTGACGGAATGAAAGAACAACAACGTGAAATTGAAGAATTAAAGCAACGAGTATCTGAACTGGAGAATTGAAATGGATGAGTCATTAAAGGATAGGGCACTAGGAATATTTGAAAAAGATCAAAAGCAACTAGAAGGAGCATTTGAAGAACAATCTGATGTAAAAGCAGTTGGAATTATTTCTACAACAACTGTTGAAGAAAATGATGATGGAACATACAAAAAAGTTGTAAAAGAAGAAAATGCAGAAGATCTTTACTATGATGGTGCTGTTGTAGGAAAAGTTGAAAATCAGATCAAAGAAGATGCCGAAACACTTCAGGCATTCTGCAAAGAAATTGATAATGACATTATTACTCTTAATGCACAGATTAATGCGAAGAAACAACAGTTAGTAACACTATCCACGGAAGCAATTGGTCGTAATTGTTGGCCAGGTATTGCATATTCGACAACTACCTCATTAGGACTCACTAGACAAACTGCAATAGGAGAATCTGCAACTCAAAATTTTGGCAATGATTATGATATGTTTGAGGATCGAGTTGCAATGGAAATTTATAAACCAATGGCAGGTCCTGATGTAAATTATGGTGCCGAAAATCCATTTGATCCAACTAGTCTTGTAACGTTAACTTCTACCAATTCTGGATTTGGACACGAAAATCACAGAGATAATGGAAGACTGAATGCCGGAGATGATGCCACAGAAATAGAAGCAGGTGATTACAATGTTGGTGGTGGTGGAGATGGTAGTAAAGAATATCTAGACACTTTTCAATCTTCTACTAATCTAGGAACAGTTAGAAGCAATATATCATCAACTGACACAGATCATCAAGGACCAAGAAATGTAGGTGCGTTTCGTGCATATTCTGGTGTCGGTGTTGCACCAGATGCAACTGATACATCATTAACTGGAACTGCCGGAGAAAATAAATGCATAGCTATTGGAGCATCCATCACTAGTATTATTGCCGAAATAGTAACTCTTCGAACTCAAAGAGATAATATTGTCAGTATGTCAGATTTTAATAAAATAAAAGACAAGAAGATGGAAAAAGAGTTGCAAAATTGGGGAACAAATAATGTTAAAGCTGAGCAAGAAAAAAGAAAAACTTCAAATTCAGATGTAATTTCTATCATCAATACCTTGTGACCAGTTCTCTGAATGGCACAGTTGACACCCCTATCCAGATGCCCTATAATATATGGGTAATCAAGGGAAGCACCCCATGCAACGCACCGAAGAGTTTGTCGAAGGTATTGTGATCGACATCTGCTCTCGTTCTTTTCTCCTTCTGAGTGATCAGGGTGATGAAAAGTTTGTGGAATGTGATACTGTTGATCAGTTCATGTCTGTACTAGATGTTGTTACTTCTAATCTAAATGATGATCAGATTGAGTATGCGGATCTTGCTGTTGCATGATAAATAAATCAACTGTGGAACATTGATGGAAGTTTTTACTTT